CACTGGCATGAGTTGTTATTCTTGTAAGTTTGGCATCTGCTAAATCATTATGTGGCGTTGTTAAATTTACAATAATTAATAAATCGGTCATTGTAATTACTGACCCACTTCTTGTAATACCACCAAGATTTGCAACAGTAAACTGTGGTCTTGGCACTTGGCCTCGGCCAGTAAATTCAGCACCAGTAAATGAAACAGGTACTCTTTGATATGAATTTCCTTGCCAAATTATTTCTGCATTTGAGTTCATATTTGACCCAGCATGAAATCTAAATAATGTGGGAACATTAGATGGGTTACCTGTTGCATAATGCAAACCTTCTACAAGTTCAAGAACGAATAATTCGATTCTTGCACTTGGATTAAGTTTTTGTAATTCTGAAACAGGTATAGCCATTTATGGTTCTTTTAATTCAACAAATGTAAGAGTCATATTTACTCTATTTTTAAAAGGTATTGATTTTCTTCTTCTTGTGCATTTAAATTTTCTTGCACTTGATTCGCCTGTAATTGTGTAGTCGAAAGATTCTTGATCATCAAATCTTGCATCTAAAAAAGTGTCAATAGTATCTGCATCTGTTTCTGAAATATTAAATGTTAAATTTAAATTTTTTATTCTTTTATTTGCTGGTAAACCATTTACAAGACGCTGCTCATAACCATCACCAAGTTTAACAACTAAACTTTGTTGTTCTACATCTTGTGATTCACCATAAATAGGTTTTATATCTGGAAAAGTTGCCATTATGCTAATAATCCTCCGGCTCGTTTTTGTTTAATAAGTTCGTTTTGAATTGCAGCAGCAATTTCATTGCCAAGTTGATTAGCACTTGCCCCATCACCCTGCACAGTACTTCCAGATGCGTCAACTGCTACTGATATATTTACACTACCTCCGCCCATTTTATTGTTTGCTGTGATGTTTCCTGAACTTGCTGGTGTAAATAGTTCTGGACCACGTTCTCCAACAAGATAAGATTTACCAGCACGAACAGGTCCACCTTTTGCTTTTTTGCCGAATATTCCACCTAATAAACCACCAAAAATACCTTTATTTTTACCGCCATCACCAAATACAGCATCACCAATACCGCTAAATAAATTACTTAATGCCCTATCCATTAATTTGTTTTTAATATTATTTAGTACATTTGTCATGGCTTGACCAAAACTTTGTGTGCCATTTATAGCACCTTTTATATTTTCAACCAAACTACTCTCTAATGTATCTCCTAATTCTTTTGCAATATTAACTTGCTCTTTTAATTTGCCATTTAATATATCTTGTTTATCTAATTCAAAATCTGTATTGGCAAGAGATAATGCCTCTATTCTTGTTTTATCATCCTTTATTTTATTAATTTCTCTTAAATTATCAATTAATTCAAATTTTCTTTCTAATATTCTTCTGTCAGTATCATCTTCAGTTTGTTTTAACTGAATTGATCTTTTTAATTCTACAATTTTATTTGCAGCAGCTTTTTCTTCTTTTGTTAAATCTTTTGGTTGGGTTACAACACCAGCACCCGATACTGCACCTTGACTCTTTCCACCTTCTGCAGCAAAGTCATATGTAGTACCCATAACAGTATAGGTTGTACCTCTGTCAGCAATTTCTTTGTTTTCCTTTTCAATTCTTTTTTTAACTTTTGCTTCTTCTTCTAATTTGTCAATTAGTTTTTGTTGTTCTTTTATTTGTCTTTGTATTCCTCTTTTTGCATTTCCTCTAGCGTCTGTATTTAATAACTGTGATAATGTATTTTTTTCTACAGCAATTCTTTCGTTGATTGCTGCTTCAGTTCCAGATTCAAGTAATTCTTCTAATTCTTTTTGTGCTTTATTGTTTTTGTAAATATCATATGTAAATTTTCCAATCAATGCTGCCAAACCTGTTATTGCAACAGTTAAAGGTCCACCAAGTACCAAAGCTACACCTGCAGCAATTGTTTTTAAAGTTGTAAGTGTACCAATGATTGCTACTATTACAGGTTTTGCCAAAGTAAGTGCTGTGACTAATGTTCCAGTAACAACTACAAATGACGTTATTTCTGGCGGTATTGAATTAATGGTATCTGCAAGTATTGTTAACGATTCTGTGGCAAATTTAGCAGCAGGAAGCAATGCTTTACCAACTGTAATCTGTAAATCTTCAATTTCATTTTGAAGATTTTTAAATACCTGAGTAGGGTCATTTTCTAATAATGCAGCAAGTGCTGGTGCGCCTTCTTGTTCTATTTTCTTTAATGCCCTTATTACAACATCAGAAGTCAATTTACCTTCTGATGCAAATTTCTTTAAACCACCAACTGTTGTATTCAATTCTTTAGCAATTGGTGCTAATAATGTTGGCACCTGTTCTGCTAGTGACCTAAATTCATCACCTTGTAATCTTCCAGAGCCTAAGGCTTGTGCTAATTGCCTAAATGCGTTGGATGCTTCTATTGAAGATGCACCAGCTAATTTTGCTGCTGTGTTAAATCCAATGAATGTTGTTCTAATATCTTCTACACCTGTACCAAGAGGTGCCAAACGTGCAGTTATATTTGTTATTCCATCTAATGCTTCTGTCGAACTGATACCAAAAAGTCTTTGGGCTTCTGCAGCTATCTCTTGTGACCTAGCAAATGTACCAGTTTGTTCAGTTAACAGTTTTAATCGAACATTTAACTTTTCAAAGTTTGCAGCAGTTTGAACTGATCTTCTGCCAAATTCAACTAAACCAACTGCAGCAATTGCTTTGGCTAAACCATTGAATTTTGTAGTTATACCTTTATTTCTTTTTTCAAGTACTGTAAATGATCTGCCTAATTTTTTACTTGCATTATTAATCTGTTCTAGCTTACGACTTGCCTTATCTACAATATCAATTGTTACACCAGCAAAAGCCATATTTATAGTTTTTTTCTAGTTTACCTTGAATTTCTTACTTTTTCTAATTCTGCTTTTTCTTTTTCTCCTTTTTGTTCATAATAGGCAGCAAAATAAATAAACTCAGCTTGTGTTAATTCTTTTCTGAGTCTACTTACTGTCATTTTTAATTCTGTTGCTAGGAAAAACTCAAACTCTAACCAGCTATCCCCCTTTATTCGTTTTTTGCTTCATCTAAATCAACATCACCACCAACTTCAAACAAGAAAAGTTCCATATCGTTTAAAACTTTCTCTGGTATTTCTCGTTGCAATGAAGCTACATCACCCATTGAGAATGCTTTTGTGCCATCCTCAAGTTCTGCCATTTGACAAAGCATGGTTGTTGATTGCCTCAAGGCATCAGCATTACCTTCTTTGTCTTTGGTCATGTTAGTTACCCTTACCCTGTCAGATCTTGTTATAGGTTTAAAATAAAGATCAACTAATTTTGACCCATCTTCTTTAGTAAGAGTAAATTTTCTTCTTTGGTTTAAATCAAATGAAGTTTTTAATAGATCAATGGTGCGAGTACTACTTGTCATAAATTATTAAATTGCTTGAGTAACGTCTCCAGATGCTTGAAAGCTAACAGTTGCTGTTGTAAGTTCGCCAACTGTTGTACCAATATTTACACCAGTTACAATACCGTTAAATGAATATTTTTTAGAACCAGATGTATCTACAAATAAATTAAATGAAGCATCTGCTGGGTCTTCAGATGTATTTACATCAGCTAATATTTCTGCAGTTGCGTCACCAGAGGTAGCAGTATATTGCAACTCACATGAACCAGTTGCTGATTTTAAACCACCAACATATTTTCTTGAAGTATCTCCCTGTGCAGTACATTCAAGAACATCTTTAACTAAATCTAAACTCCAACTTGTCGTTGCAGCTACAGCAGTGACAGATCCAGAACCATTATCAAATGATACAGACCCCTCCTCTCCTCGAAAATTTGCCATGGTAATTTAAAAGTACTTTGAATTAAGTTTAACTCTTTTTATTTTTTTTGTCATTTGGTTCTTGATTTTTTCTAAAAAGAACTGATTGGCAACGAGAATCCCATAATGCTGGATTTCTTTTACCTTTCAATTGCTCAATAATGTCGAGCATTTCGTCTGTGATTTCCATTTAAATTGTCTCAAATAATTCAAAGTCTATATTAATAACCGATTGAAAGTAACCCTCGGGTGCAGTGCTTTGTAATAAAGTTGGTCCGTTTGGCGGTTCAAAATAAATATCTGAAACTTTTTCTCTATTAAATAAATCTCTTAATCTTTTTGCAATAGTCAAATTTGCACCAGAACCAATACTTGATTTTGAAAGAATGTTTAATGTAACTACACCTGTTATTGAATTTACAGTTGAGCTTGAAACTGTTTGTGTTATATATTCATTTGCTGCGAAATTAACTAAACATTGTACAAAACTTGAACCAATAGTAGGTTCAAAAGGCATATTGGCAAAAACTACACTTATTACTGGGTCATTAGCAAGTTCTGTTGCTACACGACCTTCAATAGTAGATCTTACTGAATTTAAATCAATTGCAGCCATTATTCTTTTGGTTTAAATTTTTTAATATCTTTTACAACTCTAGCAACTTCAACATTTGGCCAACCTGCACTGAGTCCTTGTTTTGATTTAAAACTGCCACCCCATGATGGAGGAGTATTGGTTCCATAGCAAACTGCTTCAGCGTATGGAAGTGGATTTATCAAGGTATAAACGTTTCCTGATTTTTCTTCTTGATAATTTAATTTTTTTAATTTTGGTATTTTTCCTTTTGATTTTTCATATGGTGGAGGAATAATAGGTGCGGTTTTTAAATTTTGACCTACTTGCCAATTTTGTCTGAAACCACCTTCATCTACAGGAGATTGTACTTTGATTCTTTGATCTAATGAAAATACAGCAAATTTTAAAACTTTGCTGTATTGATCTGCAGCAAAGTCACCAATATCAGCAACATTAATTCTTTTCAT